GTGTACTCACTCATCGTGCGTATCCCAAAACTCAGGCTCTACAAACTTGACAGTGCTTAAATACGAAATGCCTTTAGACGGACCAGTAGTTGCAAACGATGGGTGCCAAGAGTCGCGTACCTTTTCGGCAAGTGTGGGGATGGCTTGAAGCGCACCTACAGCTTCTAGCACAAGGCTTGAATCTTTAAAGCGCAATTCCAAAGCCAAGTTGTGGCTTAGGTTGGTTAGTTTGGCGATGAGTTCGCCGAGTGATGTTTCCATTGTTTTCCTTTGCTATTTGCTTTTGTGGACTGTTCCACAGTTGCGTTTCCATCTTTGCACATCCTTGTGACGCGATTGACAGACAAACTTTTGTAAGTGTTTTTGCCCTTTCAGACAGCCCCAGCCCCACGGCCCAACACGCCACACTTTGCGACCATCAGGGTTTATGTGGGACTTAAAAGCAATAGCGTCAGCCACCTTTACTTGCTGTGCCGGGGTTTTACCCTTAGCACTAGGGGTGTCTGACCAGTTGCGCCACGTTTGGCGGTTTATCCCCAGCCCCCCTGTGTATGACTTGGTGCTGTGTTGCCAGTTGCCACCAGTTTCACACATAGCGAGCTGGTCGTAATACTTGTCAGGCAGTACGCCTTTGTATTTTTCGTGGGCGTTAGTAGCTGCACTTGCGTGCGCTGGTACGGATAGGACGGTGATAAGCGTTATGGCCATGAGTTTCTTAATCAACTCTCTCAACTTCTGTAGGCAGACCCCATGAGTGCCAAGACTCTGCACGTTGGCAGACTTGGGTGTACTCAATCAGTCCTGTGTTCAGATCAATAAAGACCTGTACGAGGGTTTTCTTATCTTTAGACCTTAGAGGGACATAGCCCCAGTGTTGAATCATGGTCTGTTGGCCATCATTTTGAGCCATAGCCAGCAAGACACCCAGCCCATGATGAAACTGTAAAGAAACTGTGTATCGGTCATGCCCAGCCCCTCACCATGTCCATGCCCTTTTGGGTGATGCCACACACAATGGCTTGAGAGCCACTTGAGACAGCCCTACGGATGCCTAAGTCCTCAATTAGTCCAATGGTGCGTAAATCGCTACAGCGCTTCCAGTAGCCCTTTATGTCGTGACCAGCCAGTGCGGCTCTCATGCCTGCTTCCTCATCGGTCAAGCCAAGAGTTGCATAAGAGTACTGCTCGAGCAGCAGAGCCCTGTGGGTGCCAACTCTGATGGGGCTAACTTGGCGTGAAGTCTCGGGGTCAGAAGCCCGAAACAGTGGTAAATCCTCTAAGAGGTAATCCTTCATGCGTGACATTTGTGTTTCCTTTGTTAAAGCCCTTTGAGCGGCTAGATGTGACTATACACAATTTAGAAAGTCGGTGGTGGATACCCAATGGAAACAAAGTACCCACCACCTAGCCCCAGCATTGCTCAAACAATGGCTGGGAATCCTTACAGCTTTAAGGCCCGAAAGACTTGCTCAAAGTGCTCTGGCGTTTGCTTTGCTAGTTCAATGTGAAACCAATTTGGTGAGCCTTGGTATGAGCCTGCGTTGTCGTCAGCTGTAAAAATCTTCACGCCAGCCTTGCCTTCCCCACGACTACAGCGGTAGCCAGCACCAAAGTCGCCGTAGGCGTACCAGTGCATTTCACATAGCCCGAGCGCTTTGCTGTTGGCTAAAAACCAGTCCCAGATTGCACGTGCTTGTGTTTCATCTTTGTATTTAAGATCAGCTGCATACCCGGTGGCGTGTACGGATAGCCCGGCATTGTTTCGCATTGGTCTATTCGCGTATGTGCCCAATGAGGTTAAGCCCCAACGTGCTTTGCAGAGTTCAACAAGTTTGCTGGTCACGGGTTGTGTGGCTTTGCCATCCCATGACGGGTAATACGGGTAAACCCTATTCGCCATCGGTCTTATCTTTGCTTGAGTTCTTTAAGCCGTTAGCCGCTAATAGGCCCAACAGCCCACCCGATAGGGACATAAGCAGTGGAGACAAAACCGAGTATGCCTCTTGATCAGCTTCGGACATGAAGCGTGGCTGTGTTACAAACTGCAGGCCAAAGAGCATGAAGCCGATGGACATGACAAAGACAACGGTTAGCCCAATGCCTACAACAAAAATTAGGCGTGCTTTTATTTCTTCGTTTGTGAGTCGTGGTCGTAGTTTCATTAGCAGTCAAATCCTAAAATCTCTTTAAGGGTGGTGGTGGTTATAGCAGACTCAACAGCGCCTAAGGCTTTGTTTTTGGTGCGTGGGTTTTGTTCGCATTGGCATTCGGTTTTGTTGGTGTTGGCTGGGTCTTGGCATGGGTAGCGGAAACGGTCAGAGCAAGCAGTTAGGGGTGCTAAAAAGACCAATAGAATTAGGCTTTTACGCATCATTGGTTATAGCCATAGACTTTTACATCACAGCTGCTAAAGGTTGCAGCACTATCAAGTAAAAGTGTAAAACTTGTGTACTGCGTAGTGTTATTTAAGTAACCGCCATAACTACGAGCGCCTGCGCCAATAGTTCTCGGGTCTGAGCCAAGACAAGAGAAAGTAGTCACTTGTGCCATATTAGGCATCTGCAATTCAATAGAGGCCGAGGCGCTGTCGGTAGAGTTGCTAACCACTCCAGTGTTCCAACTGGTTGCGCCTGCGCCTTGTTCGCCGTTTGTTGTAGCCGAGGCATAGTTTCGGCTTAATCCGCCGTAATAGTAAACGCCTGTGGCTGTAGTCCCCATACGCATCAAAAAGTTAACAGTTGCACTACTTTTAATTTTAGATAAAACTATTTTGTAGTTGTCATAGTCAGATGAGAAACACGCTGTAATTTCTTTGCTGTTGCCACTGGTAATTGTGTCTGTTTTAACTAGCCACATTCCCACAGCGCTCATTTGCGCGGCTGTGAGCACTTGGCCGGTGGTGAAGTCTGGTGGGGTTGCCATAGTTAATATCCTAACTTGTTGAAGTCGAGCTGTCCGAACACTGTGTCATCAAGGATGAGGTAAGCGTTTAGATCAGCGCCCGAAAGGTAATACGTGTAACGGCTTGACTCAGGGGTAGCGGTCATGCTGACACCTTCCACGACACAGTTAAAAGTAGTGCCACGAAAAACGACAGAAACTTTGGTGCCTGGTGTTGTAGAAAATTGGGTGCCTGAATAGCCCGATACTGAGTCTAACTTAAACGTGTTTTGGGCTTCGGCAAGGCAAGAAATAGACAACAGCGCAAAGCCTTGCGTTTTGTAGTTAGCAAGCAAATAGTTGGCGTAGTCTGTGGCCTGTCCTGTGCTGCTGTTAAACGTGTTCATGTTGAGAGTGCGGTAGGGGGCTGAACCAGTTTGTACTGTTTGGGCAGCAAAACTTTCAGGGTCAACAGTAACTTGGGTATAAAAGTTGTCGGCGTAGCTGCCAAAGTTAATTTGGTCGTACACCTGATTAGTGGCGTTATTAGTCGTATCGCTAAAAGTAATGGCACTGCTATAAGACTCGAAAGGGCTTTGCACTGAAACTGCAGTGCCGTAAGCGTCCCACATACGCCCGTTTATAGATACAAGGGTCTTGTTTACCCAATCGCCCCACGTGCCAGAAACAGTAGTTGCAGCCATAACTTGACTAACGGCTGACGATGCACTGATCAGTAAGCCTGTTTGTGCTTGGCACGTGGACAGTTGAGTAAATACAGCGGCTGAACCCATTGCATAATCTAAACCTTGAACACGACCAAAACGAGCAAAAAATCCTTCTATGGAAATAGTCATATAGTCTGCCTGACCTACGCCACCTGCAAACGGTATGCCATAACTAACTTGGACATTGTTTATAGTTCCGTAAAACATAAATTGGCCGTTGCTGGAGTTTGTAATGCGTATAAAGTTGCCGCTAGTTAACTCTGTAATTGGTGTTACGTATCCAGTTGGGTAGCGCATAACAATTGTGCCAGTGCTGGCGTTGTACGGGTCTAGTTGGCGTTGTCGCCCAACACTTAAAGCAAGGTCCTGCACATTGGTTAAAGCCGTGTAGGTAATCCCGTCAGTGCTGTAAGAGGCAACGTAGTTCTGTGGCATTAGAAAGCATTGCTAATCTTGATAGGCACAGAACCGTTTTGGCGCATATAAGTACGCAGCGCTGCTACTACTGCGTTAGGGTCGCCACCCTGCACGTTGATAGTTACGCCACCACCCATACTGCCCATTTGTGACAACGGAATAACAGCCTCTGGGCCAGCCTCACCAATTAAGGCAAAGGTAGGGCTGGTAACAATTCCGCCGGTGGCCATTGCTTTATAGTCAAGACCTGCAGGGTTAGCGCCACCACCACCAGCGCTTGGCCCACTCATCTGACCAAAATTAACGGTATCTAAATAGCCAATATCTTTGCCGGGCTTAATTAAGTTAATACCCTTAATAATGATGTTTGTTGCTTTTACCCAAGCATTAGCCATGAACTCAAAATAGTTAGAAACGCCATTAACGACTGTGCGAACAACAGCGCCAAAAGTGTCAAACTTTTTGTAGGCCACCACCAAAGCAACACCTAAGCCGACAATGCCAGCCGTGATAAGTACCACTGGGTTTAACGCCATAGCCGCATTAACCAAAACAATGCTGGCAGCCAACACACCAAAAGCAGCCGCTACAGCTGTAACCAGTGTCGGGTTGTTTTGAGCCCAAGTAGCAAACTTTTGTAGCACTGGTAAAGCCTTCTCGAGGATTGGCAGAAGTGCAGCGCCTACACCTTCTTTAGCCTCACCAAGGGCAACGCCTAAACGCTTCATAGAGCCAGCCGCTGTGTTAGCAGAGTCAGTAGCGGCACCACCAAAAGTTTTAGCCATCTCAGCCATAACTTCTTCCATAGAAGCGCCGTCTTTAATCATCTGTTTGAGTTCTGGCGACAATTTAGCTAAGGCAGTAAAGTTGCCCCCATATGCCTTTTCCATTGTCCGAGTTACTGTCTCCAAGCTGACACCCTTGGCCGCGGCTATGTCCATACTTAAATTGGCGGCTCTTTGGGCTTCGTCAATGTCTTTAGTTGCCCGGACTAAACCAGCAAGTGCCGGGCGTAGCTCATCATCTGTAACGCCTTTGAGTTTGCCCTGTTGGGTTATGTACGCCTCAACGCCAGCGACTTGTGCATCAGTGGCAGCAGTAGTTTTTTGTAGCTGACGGGCCAGTAAAAGTTGTGCGTTTGCATCTTCCATTGCACCTTTGACAGCATCACCAAGGCCAGCCACTAAACCAGCCAGCGCCACAGCAGCGTATTTGTTTGCTTTGCCTAGCGCATATTTTGCTTTGGCTTGTGCGCCCTCAAGATCAGAGAAGCCTTGCTTGGCGGCTTTTAGTCCTTTGTCATTAAAAGACGTAACGATTGGTAGATATACAGCCATTAGGCAGCCATCCTTTGTTGTAGGGCTCGGTTAGCGTCAGCAATAACTTCATCTACAGCCTTCATAATGTCAGCTGTGCCTTGCTCTTGAATGAACGCACGTGAACGCCACAAGCCACGCTGAGGACGGCCAAAGACATTAGTTAGCAGTTTGCTAAATTGACCTGTGCCACCAGCGTTACCAGCCATAGAGAACAAAGCGCCAGCTGCATCTTTTTGCACCAGCGTCACCAGTGGAGTCACACCCGGGCGTGCCCTGCCACCAATAACAATTTGCACACCTTTGTCCACTTTGGCTTTGTCGTAGGCAAGTCTGCCGCCACCTTTTTTGCTTGGTGCCCAGCCATGTATCATCGTCACGCCAATATCTGCTGGGAACTGTGCACGCACATTCTCGAGCAGTGCAGGGCTACTGGCCTTAATCTTTGCCGCTGCCTTAAAGCGTGCTGACTTGTCCATCTTGGATAGTTCGGTCATGGCTTGCTTGAGACCTGTAATTTCTACACTGGTGGCAAGGCTCATGGCTTTCGGCTTTCGTTTAACAGCTTAATCGTGGTGTTTAGATCAGCTATGTCAAACTCTACAGCAGGTGGCCACCACCCGACTGCTACCAAGACACTGGCTAGGGAATGGCGGTAGGTTCCGCTTGGGTAGGGTTTGCCGGATCATTGTCCACCACTTCTAAAGTCACTAAGCGTTTAATAAAATCGTCAAGGACTACGGGCACTGTGATGCCAGCAACTTTGGATGACTCGTAAGCCATAAAAGCCAAGTCCTCAATGCTGATGCCTTGCTCGCCAATGGTGCTGGACTTGCGTTTGTATTTGCGTTCCCATTGCACAATGACGTACAAGCTGGTGCTGACTTGGTACGGGCCTTCGCCAGTATCCACGTTGAGAGTTAATTTCATGTCGGGTTCCTTTGGTTATTTAGGGTGTAATATCTCGAGCGTATGTGCCGCCAATAAATGAAGCGGTAATCATTGAAAGTTCGCCTACAGCGCCAGTGATTGGTGTGTAGTCCACGAGTTGCATGTTAATGATTGTGTACTCAGGGTTAGAAGCTGACTCTGAAAGTCCTGATGGCGAAATAACCAAAGTGGTAGTACCTGTGCCCAAGTTGGCAAACAATGTGGCCTCGACTTCGCCAGTGCCATAGCTGAGATACATTTCAAGTTCTACAGCAACGGTCTGCAAGCCCGGCACGAAACGGTGGCCTGTGTCACCAAAAGCGGTGCTCTCAAGACTGTCCACGCCGAGAGTTACGGTTGCTGAACGGCACTGATCAGTTAAATCAACCAAGGTGCCACCAGTGGTGGGCGCAAGGTTTACGGTTGGATTAGTGAGGTAAGTGCTTGTGGCCACGTTGGTTCTCCTGTGTCAAACGGTGCCGGGTGCCGTATCTGTTTATAGTTCTAGCAGATAATACTACTGCAGTTGTGTAT